CACATCAGCCATCACAAGCGCAAGTATCACAGCCGCGCTGAAGAGCTTGAGGCTCGCCGCATCCAACAGCAGCAATGCAGGGACCGCCGGAAGATGGCCTAGCAATTTGATCCACGACGGCAGCGACGAGGTGGTGGGGTTGTTTCCGCAAACGACTAACGGCGGGGCGAGCATCAACCCGACCAGAAAAGCCGGCAAAGCCACCAACATCATGTCTGGCACTGGTTTAAGCATGCCGTCCAACTTCGCCTACGCGGGCGACTCCGGCTCCGCCGCCCGCTTCTTCTACACGGCCAAGGCCAATCGCGCCGAACGCCAGGGAGTCACCCACCCCACGGTGAAACCCCTCGACCTGATGGCCTACCTCTGCCGCCTTGTGACCCCTCCTGGCGGAATCGTGCTGGACCCGTTCATGGGCAGTGGCACCACGATTAAGGCTGCCCTGAGCGAGGGCTTCCAAGCGATCGGCATCGAGCGTGATCCGGCCTACTTCGCCATGGCTGAGCACAGGATGAACGGCGCCCAGCTGGGCCTGGGACTGTGACAGATCATGAACCAATCCAGCCATACCGCTGTAACCCGACCCGGACGCGGTATGGTTTGGTCGTCGGGAGGCCGCCAGATCGTCGGCATTCCCCTCACAACATTCCACAACTCACTTCTTTCAAGCCATGAACACCAGTGTTTTTCAAGCCGCCACCAGCCTGGATGCCTGGCGCACCTATGTCGATCCTGATATGGCATTTTCCGACGAGGAGTTTGACGCCATGTCAATCGACGAGCGGATTGCGCACATTACTGAAATGGACGAAATCATCCCCACTGTTGACGACATCCTCAACCAGACCGCCGTCGGCTGCGGCTGGCACGACTGGCCCACGGAGGGCGGCACAATCCGGGTTTCGACCGAACAGCTCCGGCCAGCCCTGGAGGCGGCCTACGACTGCACGACGGCGGCCTGGCCCAGCATGGTCGAGATCGACTGACCCTATCCGCCGGGGGCCAACCCCGGCAACAACCTATCCCCACACACCATTCACAATCCATCGCTTTGCAAATCATGGCTACCGCAACTAACACAATTGTTTCCCGTAAAAACTTTTTGATCGGGAAACTTCCCGGCCACGATATCTACATCGGAGAGCGGTCAGAAAAAACTAAACTTCTATTAGAAAAGTGTGCCGCTCCTTTTGCTCAAAAAGAATACGAAGCAACAGAAGACCACTTTTCAAAGCGTGATCCTATCTTAGAACGTTTTCTTAAAAGTTTGCCAGCCGCTTTGGCGGACTTGGCGGGTGATTTAGGATATGATTTCATGCGCAAAGCTGTTACGCATGGTAATAGGAAAGGTTTTTCTTTCAACAATGGAAACCGACATTTGTGGTTTCCTACGAAAGGCATCGCAAAAAAGACAAGATGGGACCTAATAAAAAAGGGGTGGAGTTGTGATCAGATATTTCTTTGCGGGGCTTTAGAGGTGATAATTCTTGAGCAATGGTCTAGTCGCATGGTTTCATGGTGAAAATAATCCCGCCGGGGTTGCCCCCGGCAACACCACCCCACCGCAGCACCAAACATGGTCATCCCCACTCCTGCTGAACTTCGCGCCACCTATGCCGCTGTGCACACGCAGTCGAGCGGCCATGCGGCTGCCATCCGAGCGGCCGTTGCCATGATTCTGCCGGATGAAGATGACCTTCCTGCTGACGCCCCCATGAGTGGCCACTATCGCCAGTCGGAGCGCCGCCGCATCCAGGCGGAGTTCTTGGCCTTGGTTGATGCGCTGCCGGCCGCCCAGGAGCAGGCCTCCGACTAACCCCATCCCCTCGCACGTTTCACCATGAACAACACGATTCTGCTCATCATCGCAGCAATATGCGCCTGTACGGCTGCTGCTATCGCGCAATGGAACACCGCCGCAGCGCTGTCGCTGTTCGGCCTTGGTCTCCTGCCGCTGGCCGTTGTAATGGTTGGCATTACATGTCTCTAGCATCTCCGGATCCAGCGCCGCCCCACGATGCCCCGCCAGCCCCGCCAGCCCAGCAGGGAGGACAATGTCAAGGCGGAGATCCAGGGAGCCCTGAACCGAGGCCCGGTTCGCCTATTCCGCAACAACGTCGGCGCATGGAAGACGCCGTCCGGCGGCTTCCTGAGCTATGGGCTCGGGTCTTCCGGTAGCCGAATCCTGCCGGGAACGTCAGACCTTATCGGCTGGCGTTCCGTAGTGATTACTCCCGCCATGGTGGGGCAGACAATCGCCCAGTTTGTCGGTGTAGAGGTCAAGGATCAGGATGAGCCCAGCGAACAGCAACTCAACTTCATCGCCCAGGTGAACGCCGCTGGCGGCCTTGCAGGGGTGGCGCATAGTATAGAAGAGGCGTCACAGATACTAGGCCTGAATCTATGGTAGGATGCAAACGTTTAACCCACTCCAATGGACCCGCCAAAGCACAATGGATTCTCGCCTGAGCAAATTCAGCAGCTACAGGCCCCCCTTGATCCACGTCATGTAAAAACCCGCGAGCAAGGCAGATCAAGAGTTTCTTATATCGAAGGTTGGCACGCTATTGCCGAAGCCAACAGGATCTTCGGCTTTGATTCGTGGCAGCGAGAGACACTATGGCTCAACGTTGCTGCAGAGGCCCCACGAAAGATCGGCCGTGATGGGCGCGATGGTTGGGGCGTCACCTACGTCGCCAGGGTTCGCATCACGGTTCAGGCTGGTGATCGCACGATTGTTCGCGACGGGACCGGCGCTGGCCACGGCATCGACGCGGATCTAGGCCAGGCTCATGAGTCTGCGATCAAGGAGGCCGAGACTGACGCCATGAAGCGTGCCCTGATGACCTTCGGCAATCCCCTAGGCCTGGCGCTCTACGACAAACAACAGCGGGAGGTGGGTGTGCCCGCTCCCGCTCCTGCCCCGGCGCCAGCGCCCGCCAGCACGGTGGACGTAACCGGGCCCCCCCCGCTGGTCGAGCAAGCCACAGCACGCCTGGCACAGGCTGGCCTGACGCCCTATGGGATCGCCCAGTTCGCGCTCAGGTTCGGCACCACCGAATCCCTCAGCGACGTGCCAGATCAAACCCTGCAGACGCTGATTCAACACGGGATCAAGCCCACAACAGTTGAGGAACTCAATGGCTAACCTCTTCGCCCTCACGGGGGAGCTGATCTCCCTCCAGCAGCAGGTCATGGCTCTAGCGGAGAGTCCGGACGCCGGCGATGAAGATCTATCGGCCCTGCTCAATGCAGAGGCCGATGGCCTTGACGCCTTCTTCCAGAAGGCCGATGGCTATTGCTGGGCCAGGGATGCCTACCTGGCATCTGCCGCCACCCGGAGGGAGCACGCCGCACGGCTCATGGCTATGGCCGCCGAGGATGAGCGGCAAGCCGAGCGGCTGCTCAACACCCTGAGCCGTGCGATGGCCAAGGTGGCGCCAGACCAGAGAACCTGGAAGCTGGCGGGCCACACGGTCGCCCGGCGCAAGTCAGAGGCTGTCGTCATCGACGTGCCGATTGATGAACTCCCGGCGGCATTCAAAAAGACACGAACTGAGACAATCGTGTCAAAAACCGACATCAAGGCCGCGCTGAAAGCCGGCAACCCTGTCCCCGGCGCTCGCATTGAGGAGCGCCTTTCTTGGAGCATCAAATGAATCAATTCATGATTGAATGTCGAGCCTGCGGGGTTTTCTCCTCCCGCTTGGACAATGGCGGGAAATCCATCGCTGAGGGATCGGTTGAGATCCCCCCGGCTCGCGAGGATGACCCATGGGCAACCCTGGCGATTGTCGCCTATGGCAAGACAGCAGACACGCTGCTGGCTGCGGCAGCTGGCCAAGTTCTTCGGCTGGAGGGCTCTATCAAGATTGAGCGCGATCAGCCCCCAGTCCTGAATGTTGAGCGCGCAAGCCTCCTGCGAGACCTGCCAAATGCTGCACTATCGCTGGCCATGCTGGTGGGCCGTGCGGGTCGTGATCCAGAGGCGCAGTATTTCGATTCAGGCAACTGTGTCGCCAAGTTCTCGCTGGCTGTCAACCGCCGCTCACGGGATGATGCCCCGGACTGGTTCAACCTGGAGATCTGGGGCAAGCAGGCCCAGGTGGCTGCGGATTACGTGCGCAAGGGATCCCAGGTGGCCATTGTCGGCTCCCTCAAGGTGGATCGATGGACAGACCGCACCACCGGCGAGGAGCGCACCAAGCCTGTGATCAAGGTTGATCGGTTTGAGTTTGTGGGCAGTCGCCGGGATGCTGAGCAGCAGCAGGCCCCAGCTCCCGCCACGGGAGGCCCGCTGTGACACAGCCGCTCTACGCCCTGCGCCGAGGGAATCAATGGGTTGCCGCGCCCGCCAAGCGCTCGCATCGCCCAGTGCCGCGCTACAACGGCCAGCCGACTTTCCTGCCGGGGCTCACCCTGGCAACCGACCGGGATCGGGCCTGGACTACTGATGATTTGGAAGTGGCCCATCGCCGGCGTGATTTGCTGCGGATCGTGCCGCCTGGTTGGGCCACAGCGATCGAGAGGCTGCCATGAGCCAGCCATTGTGGGTGCGGATGCTGGAGGCGTCCGACGAGGCCCTGCGGAGCTGCCCTGAGGATACGACCGTTCCAGAGCTGGAGCGGGTGATGATGGAGGCCCAGATCCTGGCGGTCCGGGATTGGTTGGGGTCGCTCCCACCTTTTCCACGGCGCCATGTTACGTGCAACATGTTGTTGAGAGAGGCTGATCACGCCCGCCACGGCTGGAGGGGTCGGCCCAATGTTTCAACCGGTAACGACCGAGACACCATGGTTCCATGATGGTGATACCATGGTGCCATCGGGTGAACGCAGTGACTTCCCCGACACAGCTTTTCCAATGGACGAAGACACCGAAAGGGCAATCATTATTGCCCTATTGTTTACAGGATGGGCCGTCATGGTCGTCATCCGCCATCTGCTGATCCCTGCCGCCGCTGCCCTGGTGGCAACGGTCTGGCCCCGCCAGGTAACGCCAGCAGCTGGCCCAGCTCTGGCCCCAGCGCCCGATTTACCTGCCCCGAGGATCACGGTGGCGGAGTGGGCCGATGCCAATCGGACGCCCGCAGCCGTCGCTACTCCTGACACCGCTCCGGCCCCTGATGCCGTTCCCGTACTACTCCAGCCCCGAACTCGCAGACGCAGGGGATCAGCATGATCCTCGGTTTCTATTACTACGGCCTAGCCATGGGAACCTTGCTGGGGTTCTTACTAGGCATTGGTTTAGCACTTCTTTTCATCAACCGCCTTACATCATGACAAACCGAAATGATCCAGTAATCGCAGCTCTCGTCGCTAAGCTGGAAGAAGCCAATGCTATTTCTTCGGTGATGGTTGTTAACGGAATCGAAGAAGACGAGGCAATCTCCTACGAAGATGCAAAGCGGCTTGTTAGCCTCATTAAGTCTATTCGCCAGGCAGTTACTGACGCGATATATCTTTGACCAATGAATGTCCCCCCCCACAGATCACAACTCTTTAGAGGTTTTCCAGATGATTCCACTTTCTTATGTAATGAGCATAGCATTAGGCCTTCTTGTGGGTTTGCAGATTGGCGTCAACATTGCGGACGCTCGCTGTGACTCTGCCAATGCAACTATTCACGCAGCCTATCCCGTGAGGTATTAATAATGATTCCTGATCTGAAAACGGTTGGCATTCGCAACCGGCCGATTGTCGCGATTGTCGCCGACATGCTCGCCACGCTTGAGGCTGCAGCGTCAGCTCTGCCTGATAACGCAGTGGAGGATGATCAACTCATCCCATCAGATGTAGCTGAGATCCTGCTGCAGCGGCTGGCAACGATCAGCAGGCACGTCAGAGCTGCATCCGAGGCCTGGCCGGCGCCCCCGCCCACTGTGCGACTGCCTGAGGGCTTCCGCCTGCCCACCAACCTGGATCAGGTGGCGTCATGAGGCATCATCGCATCCTTCCTTACTATCGCCATAGACGGCACAATCCCTGGCGGTCGTTTGCGATTGCCGTCAGCATTGTTCTGATGCTGGGGGCAGCGATCAGCCGAAACGAATGCCCGGCACCGATGACCAATCCTCCGAGGTTTCACCAATGATTTTTGCAACTATTGAGGCCATGCTGCGCCCGCAGCCACAGCCGGAGGCCTCCAATGGCTGACCCGCAGCAGCCAGTTGCCGAGGATTTCTCGGCAACTCCCCCCCCACCGGTCCCGCAGTGGCGCCGCTTCGCGCGGGAGGTCGTCTGGACTCCTGAGGTTCACGCCGCTGTCACCCTCGCCGGGTTTGAGATTCCTCCAGAGGGGAGGCCAGAACAGTTCCGCAGCCCCTCAACCCTCGTCTACCGTCACAGCGATGGCGTTTTTACCTGCTGGCGAAATCTCTTGCCTGCCATGGTGATGAGCCAGGCTGGGGGATCATCGTACTGTGCTTGGCTGATGAGCATAGCAGGTCAAACAGCTGTTGCCCTTGGAGCCAGTGTGCAAGCCGTCACCGGCGCTGAGGTGATCGCTGCCCTCCAGCCGATGCCCGCCTATGGCGCCAGCGGCAAGGCACTGAGGGCCTGGCTGCAGCTCTGGGGTGAATGGTCGCCCCCGGTCAAGGCCCCCACCACAGACACACCACCACCACCCATGGTCCTATGACAATTCCAAACAGAGACCAGCAGCATGGAGGCATGGAGTCGGTCGGGCTCAGGGCCCAGGCGTTGAAGGTGACCATCCACCATGGCCCCAACTGGCACTTGCTCACATCTGGAGAGCAAGAGGCGCTGGACATGATCTGCCATAAGCTTGCACTGATCTTGTGCGGGGCTGATCCGCATGATCCAGAGCACTGGGAGGACGTGGCGGGTTATGCCAACGGAGCTCGCCGGGGGGATGCCGACCAGGAGGATCATCCATGAGCGACGCTCTAACCGTCTGGTTCTTGAATGGAGAACGAGGCCTTAGCAGCAATGCAATGGCCGCTCACATCATGGGCCATGGCGGAACTGCCGATCATCCATACGATCCTGATGACCTGCGCCGCTGTCGCCTGCTGGTGGAGCAAGTGCCAGTGATTGGGGCGTTTCTGCCACGCATGGCGACATGCTCTCCGGTTTGGACTCGCATCATTGACCATTGGGATGAGCTGTGCAGCCTGATGGATGCCGAGGCGCCGGACTGGCGCCAGGGTAGAGGTTCGGCGCCAAGAACACACGCGTTGCTACGAAGGCTTCGGGAGGCCCAGCCGTGAGCATTACCGCCAACCGCATCCCACTCGCGGAGGCAGATCACATCGCCGGGGGCTTGATAGTGCAGCTGGAGCCACACTGCGAGGTGATCAGCCTGGCTGGCTCCATCCGCCGCCGGCGCCCCACCATCGGCGACATCGAGATCGTCTGCGTGCCGAAGCCCTACGAAGCTTCCCCGTTGTTCCCCAGTGGAATTGCCACGGTGGTGAACCAGTGGGAGAAGGTCCGGGGGGAGCTGCCCTGCAAGTACACACAGAGGCTCCTCCCCGAGGGGATCAGGCTCGACCTGTTCATGGTCCACCCTGACGGCTACGGCCTGCAGCGTGCGATCAGGACTGGCTCAGCGGCCTGGTGCCGCACGGTGCTGGCACCTGCCTGGGTCCGGGCTGGCTACCGCTCCGAGGGCGGCCTGCTGCGCCGCTCTGATGGGACCGTGGTGCCGGTGCGCACCGAGCCGGAGCTGTTTCGGCTGATCGGCCTCCGCTGGGTGGATCCGCGGGATCGGGAGGTGCAGCAGCCATGATCACCGACTTCCTCATCTTCCTGGCCCTGATTGCCATCGCCCTGACGTCTGGCATCATGCTGGGCCAGATTCTTTCGGACTGGCGCAACCCCAAGCCATGACCCACCACCCTCCAACGAATGAAACGCCATCGCGGCCGACGCGTATCCATCACCGGGACCATTCAGAATCTGTCCTGGCATCGCCTGGAATCAATCCCAAAGAACCCCTGGCGCTTGGAGTTTGTCCTGATCCCTGATCCAGGCCAAGTCATCGCCTCCTCGATTGATTGCACAGCCTCTGGCGCGGTTGCCTCTCTGGATCGCCAGATCTGGGAGAATGGCCAACGGATCCAGGTTGAAGGCCACTGCCAAGGTGGCGCAAATGGCCACACCCAGGTTCTGGTCGTTCAATTTGCAGGCCGCGCCCATGAGTGAGCTCTACGATCGTCACCCGGTTGAACTGCCAGACGGCCAGTTGGGCTGGGAGGTTTGCCACCGTGGCATCTGTCGCCGGGGCCTTTACCTGCCCAGGGTGGTCGGTGAGCTGGAGATCGCGCTGGATGAGGCTCAGAATGGCTCGTCTGACAGCTCAAACCACCAGCCAGTGCCAGGGGTAAACCTATAGGCGCCAGCGGGGCCGGCCATCCATCGCCGACCCCAGTTGCGCTCGCTGTAGCGCAGAGCCTTCCCGCTGCCCACGGTAGTGGTCACATAACCGCCGCCCACCAAGTTGGCTTCGCCGTAGGGGTCGTGCATGATGACCTGCCGCTGGGCAGCATCCCACCCGATCGCCAGCGTCCAATGGCCACCGCCTCGGGGGGCCGCCACCGGGCCATGGTGCAGCCAGCCAACCGGGACCGGGAACCCCCTGGCTACCTGCCGGGCCAGATGCTCGAACGAGCCGTCTTGCCGAAACCGTGCCCGGATCCCGAGCGATTCCAAGGCCCGAACCTGTGCGCTGGCGTCAGTGGTGTCGCCAAACCGTTCGACAATGCGCAGGTAGCGGTCATCGGGCTGGCCTGCACCTGCCAGGCTGCCGGGCCGGAGGAAGTCCGCCGCCATGGCACATGTGGAGGAGAAGCACATCCGCTCCCCCTGGCCCGTGGCGCTGTCGCGCTGGCTGTAGTACGGGACCGCCAGGGGCCGAGGCGCTGCTGGACTCCCCACCGCCCGCCAGTCCTGGGTCAGCTGGTAGCGCTGCTTGTGGGTGAGCGAGCGATCAAGCGCCGCCACGGCCGCCCGCTGGTGGGGAGTGAGCTCACCCTGCCTGATCGCATGATCCACCAGGCTCACAATGGACACCAGCTCGTCGGTCATATCAATGCCTGCAGGGATGTGGCAAGTTCTACTGTAACGTCCCATAATCCGCCTGAGGTTATTGTTTTTCGTGGTGGCGCTGCATATCTATAGGCAACGTCAAATGGATTGACTACATGTTCATTATCGTAACCTGTCCAGGTCTCGGGTGGAACCTGGAATGGGACGTGTTGCCGCTGGCCCAGGAAGTGCGCCTCGATGTTCTGGCAGGTGGTCAGGCTCACCCCGGAAAAGGTCACGCTGAGCGGGCCGTCAGCTGTTCGCCGCCCGTGCAGCATCTCGGCCCGCCAACCGATCTGAGTTTCGACGGGGGATGAGGGCATCCCTGGCAGGACATGAACCCTGGCGTCTGGTTCGATTGCCGGAAAGGCCGCCATCAGACGCGCCCCCTGATGACGATGGAGAGGATGGTGAAGGCCCCGACGGTCGGCACCTCCAGGCCCATGTCGTGAACACAGATCAGCTCGTCGGCTGAAGCGGCGCCTCCCCGCCACCGGACGATGGCCGCATAGCGGGCGCCTGTGATCGGGCCGGGCGTCACATTCGCCGGGGTAATCGTGAGGACGTGTTCCCCAGCTGTGGTATCAACGGTCTGTGAGAGGGTGGCCGCCACTCCGCCCGTGGTGTAGCCGCCCCCCGCTGCGATCTCATCCGTCAGGTTTGCCCGCGTGCTGTGAGCAGGAGACCAGACGTAGAGATCTCCGAGGAGGAGCATCCGGTAGCTGTCGCTGATGGCCAGGGAACCAGACCAAAGTGCGGACTGGAGGGATGGCGGGATTCTGGTGGTCGTCATGGTGTCCGGCTGGCTCCTGTACCACGCTGGCCGTAGGCAGGGTAGACGGCTGTGGGGGGGCAGTTGGCGCCGCTGGTGACCACCTCCAGCAGGGACAGAATGTAAGGGTTGGCGTTGATCGTGCCGCGCAGAGGCGTCACGCCTGGCAGCGTGAGGGTTGTGATGGCGTCAAGGCCTCCCGCCAGGGTGGAGAGGATCGCCGCGCCTGTGATGCCTGCGACAGGCCCACCGCCTGCTGTGGGCTGAGGAACCGGGATGGTGAGGGAGACTGCCATCAGACTGTCCTGGCTCCGAAGACGATGCTGGGCCGCCCGACGGCGGTGCTGTTCAAAACAGAAATCACCTCGTATTCCTCCACTCCTACAGATACTTGCAGGGTGGCGCCATCTTGAATAGTGTTGCTATTGTAGACGGGAATTATAGCAAAGTCGGACGGAAGCGTAGCGCTTGAAAATGAATTAAGCGGCATGCCTGAGAATGGTGCGATGATGTCACTGCTTGCCGCAGGGTTGACATTGTTGAAGTGTACTGGCATCGGTATGATGCTTCTCGCGTAGAGATAGTTTGCATTGCTGTTGTTGTCGTTACCAGGGAAGCCATACTCAAATCCTGCGCAAAACTTTTCGGTTGTTGAGTTGACCCATGGTGAGACCGCGTTAGCGTTAAGGCCGAAGTCTGTTGCGTTCGTAACACCTCGCAAGCTCTGTCCGAGCTGTGTGCGCCTTGTCCTGAGCGGATAAAGTGTAAAGCCTGCCTGCGCAGTGGATGAGTTGTTTGCCAGCCTCACGTAGCCCATAGACGTATAAAAGACCAGATCAAGATCCACCATGGAGGAGTTTGGCGCCGTGCGTTCAATGCAGAAATGACAGGATGTCGTACCGTTCACCAGCTTGATGACGGAGAAGTTCGCACGGGCCGCGCTTGTGTATCGCCGCACAACCGCGCTTTGCGCGTTGTTGAATCCTGCGGAATTGCTGGCTGTGAGCCTCAGCGCGTTGGATGTTGATATGGTTGTGCTGAACCAGTCGAGATACTCACTGCCCGCAGCGCTAGGACCTGCCGGAATGTTGGAGCTGCTATTCCATCCGCTGGACACGGCGGCAAACATATCAGCGCCGGAGAACAGAAAATTGTAGTAAGTCTTGCCGTAGGTTTTAGAATTGTTGTAGACGACATCCAGCACACGGCCTTCGATGCTGCCGCTTGTGTAGGTGTCGTGCCAGTCGGTCATGATGCCGGTATCAATCAACGCGTCGCCGACCGCTGTTGCAAGGTTGGCGGCTGTGTAGTTCGCCCCCGCCGTGGTGTAAGACTCGATTGTAACAACCATGGTCAGAGAGGAACGTAGGTTAATGTTATCAAAATATCGCCAGTATCGCCTTCATTCTTGAACCGCCAGGGATAAGAATCCGTGGCGGGTGACTCCTCATTGCGGATCGACTCAAACGGGTTCAGGTTGATTGTGCCAGCCGCTGCCAGCCGTGGATCCGCAATCACGCCCGCGCCCTTCGCCGGCTCGCGGGTCACGGGGCGGAGCTGATCTGCCACGGCTGCCGCCGCCGAGCCGTAGAGGGTGAGCCACCCGGCGCGGTTCATCGAGACCGCCACCAGCAGGCCCAGCCGGGGGAGGGTGACCGTCCCCGTGGTGGTGGTTCCAGATGTCATGCCCGAGATCCGGATCAGTGCGCTTCCCTGGGGGGCCACGACCAGCGCCGTGGCGTTCTGTGCCGCCGAGGAGGTGCCGCCCGCAGTGGTCTGCCGCACCTGGATCTGCCCGGCGCTGATCGCCCCCTCCGGTGCTCGGAACCCGGAACCCTGTCCGGGTGTCCATGTGCTCCCGCCGTTGACGGAGTATTCCCACGCGGCGCCCGCTTCGATGCCGGACACCTGAACCCAACCGTCGGGGGTGGCTCCCCCCGACAGGCCGAGGATGGTGGCCGTTGGTGCTGCGGGTGCCGGGGGGGTAGGGCTGAAGACGACGGGATCAGCGGTGAAGATGATCAGCCCACCGGCTGGCTCCAGCGTTGTGCCGGGGTAGAACCTGGCTTCAAACGTGCAGGCAACAGTTATGACGTTCTCGTAGGAATCTGTGACCTGAGGCTTGCTGATGTATCGCCAGCGGTAGCCCGTAGGTGTTTCAGCAGACGGGAGCGAAAATGTAGAAAACGTGAAAGAATAAACCGTTCCCTTTTCTTCCCAGTGGGTAAGAATATCGGTGAACTGTGCGTAGGTGATATTTGTAAAGACTGCATTCCATGTTCGCCCAGCTTCCAGGCTGCTGTGCGAGACAACCGAGTCCCGACCATCCATTGTCGTGAGGACTGACGCGGGGAACTGTCCGAGCTGGATGTCCCAGGATGCTGGTCGTAGAGAGGGGAACTGTGTCATCAGTCAGCAGGACCAGGCTTGCCGGTGCGGTCCCAGCACTGGAGGTTTACATCTCCAATAGTATGCACTTGTAGTTCGCTTCCGAAGCCAAACAGTGTCAGAGATACTCTCTCTGTATCCGTGAAGCCTTTGGATAAGTCTGTCGCGTCTACTGCCCAGCCAACCGTGAATTTACACAAATAGATATAAGTGGTCCCTGACTGGTTAGGCGTGGTGCCTGTAAGCACCAGCTCAGGCCAGCTGAGCACAGTATTAAAAGTCTGTTGACCAAACCCTGGCGCATAATATACAACGACTGAAATATCATCCTTGTGAACTATCTCGAAAGACTTATTTTCTAAGAAATTGCATTGTCGCGGTTTATCAATCCGCTCTGCTGGATTGCCCCTGTCGCCGCGCGTAACACGTGGCCCGTTCCCTGCTCGTGACACCGGACCCGTCACAATCGCACCACCATCACCAGGGCCGGGCGGTTCAGGCTCTGATGGTGGTGCCGCTGGGGGCAGCTCTGCCCGCCCGCCGCCGCCATTGGACACAAACGTTGACGGGCTGCCAGTCTGCCCACCGCCACGGCTGAATGGGATGATGCTGGCGTTGCTCGTCTGCGCTGGCACTGACGTGTCTGTCGCCCTGCCCGCCAGGTCTGCGCCGCCGATCACCGGATAGGGAAAGACCGCATCGCCCGCCAGATCACGCGCGGCCAACACCTGCTGAGCCAGGATGCTGTTGCCGTCCGCATCAACCGGAAGCTCGCGGAGCTGCAGGGTCTCAGAACCATCAATCGCCCGGTCCACACGGTCGATGATCCAGTAGCCAGAGACGAACGACGGCGGCTCATAATCGGTCGCCACGTTGAACGAGACCTGGCAGACCTGCCCCGGACGGGTGAATCCCGTCTGGTCACCCGCCACCAGGGTAATCGTTGCCGTCCTGCCGCCGTAGCGCCTCTCCGCCAGCCGGTAGCCTGCCACCATCGCCGGGTGGACTCGATTCGTTGCGAACCCCTCCATGGCCATGGCTTCCCTGGCAGGGTTCATCTCACCCGCGCGACCGAATGGCTGCAGGGTGCAGACCAGGGGAGGTTCCACGTCGCTGGTCTGCTGGCGGTATGTCGCGACGATCTCAAGCTGGCCCCTCAGGCCTGCGTCAGGGTAGGACTCGGAGTAAGAATCAGGAGCGATAATCTGCTCCGTGAACATATAGTCAGGATCAACTGTTGTCTGCAGCGTGCCGTTTGAGTTGATTGGAAGGAGCGGGATGACCGCATACTTTCCGTCGATTGTTGTCTCTGTCAGCAAGAAAAACGGCAGGATTGACGTTAGAAATTCTGGCAGGCTGGCCAGGTCTCGGAACTCCGCATTGCAGTGCAGGTTGTAGGTCTCCACGAATACCGCCGTGGCCGCCATGGTCGGCAGGTCGATGTCGGCTTCTGTCATCCGCCCGGACCGCACAAGCGCCCAGATGATCAGGTCACAGAGGTTGTCGCTGGGACCCACCACGGAATCAATCAACCGCCCCCGGTCGATGATGACTCCCCCCCGGAGGAACACGTTCCAGGCTTGCGACCAGCGGGGGGAGCCCACGGGATAGGTGTTGCGGAACTCGATGGTGGTGACGCCTTCGTAGTCGCCTCCGCCGCCGCACTGGAGGGGGAAGGCCGGGAGCTCCTGCCCCGCCTGCGGCACCGTGCGGTTGCCGGGGAACCAGTCGCCCGCCCTTCCGTTGAACCGCTGCGAGAAGGCTCCGTCGCGGGTGATGCCGTTGCGCACGTCGCGAACCTGCACCCCTGGCAGCTCCCCCTCGGACAGGACGCAGTGCCAGGAGACTGAGTAGGTGGTGGCCGTGTTGCTGATCGCCACCTCCGTGGCGCGGGGTTGCACGAAAATCCCGCCGGTGCCGCCGGTGCGCCGCCGGCCGAACACCACAGGCACGGGATCGCCGACGACCATGGCCGCCATGGGTTGGGTAAGGATGCCGCTGTAGTTGGAGGATGCGTTGGTTGGGATGGAGACTGCCGTGTCCGCTGCCGCGCGCGTTTCGGTCGCCGCTGCCTGGCGCCGCAGGAATCCTTCGATCCCACCCCAGGGGCCGAACAGCTCAGCAGGAGACTGCAGGACGCCCTCGGCTCGGAATCCCGGTAGGTCGTAGTTGAAGCGGGGCCTTCCGGCAAACGGAGCGATCGAGCTGCTCGGCATTTATGCTCCCTCCCCCAGGACGCACGGAACGCCGATTAGCTGCGTGGTGGCCACCCGAGGAGGGAACCGCCCGCCATCGGGCGCCAGCAGGGCTGAATCCAGAGCCAGCTCCAGCAGCTTGGGAGTCAGCGACCGCAGGGTCACCACCCCCCGATGCGTGGCGATCAGCACCATCTCCGCCGAGGGTGCCGGGCCATCATCCTCCGGTGCCCATTGATAGATCCGGAGACGCCCGCGCCAGCCCTCGCGGCTGGCCTCCTGCAGGATCCCCCGGGCCGAGGGGAGCAGGGGCAGGGTCATGCTTGCAGGCGTGGAGGTGGCCACCCCTCCAGAGCTGAGGCCCGACCACTCCAGAGGCTGGTAGCGCCAGGTCTGCCCCTCCAGCGTCACGCCCGCCTGGCCCTGCCAGCGGTTTTGCCAGCGGGCCATCACGACCCCGCCAGGGGTGGAGATGTCGAGAAAGGCACCCTGGTCTCTCATCCGTTCATCCTCAGACGGGTGCGAACGGGACCGGCCGCCAGGAGGCGCATGGTCGCATCCATCGTCTGCCCCGCCACGGCCGCCAGCTCCTCGCGGCGAACCCACTGCGAGCCGTCAGGCTGCTGCATGATCGGGCCGCTCTGCAGGGTCAGGTTGAGCGTCGCCGGGGCCGCCGGGGCAGTGGAGCTCCTGCCGGGTGCCAGGCCTGGATTCTGCCAGGAATTGACCAGCGCCTGCCCGCGAAGGCCCTGCGCCCAACCCGCCATCGCCGCGTCCATCCGGCTGCCGGGGATGGCATATTCGCCGTTGGGATCCCGCCCTTCGGCGAGCAGTGCCAGGGTGGGGCGCACGAGATGGCCGCCGCGTGCGAGGGCAGGGATCTCGGGGGGGACCGGGATGGTCTGCAAGAGGGGCAGCTGGGCGCCAGGGATTGGGATTTTGCTTGTACCCCGCGCGATCACGTTATAGGCCCCGATGATTGCATTCAGATTGTTAGCCGTTCCACGTGCAATCCAATTAAATATCTTAGAAATTGTTCGCCCTGCAGAGTTGAACACGTTTTGCAAAACAGCGCCGAGAGACCTTATGCCACCTGTCAGGGACACCAACGTATCCTGAAACCCTTTGCGCAGATCTGTCAAGAATCTTTGCGGGTCCTCCTGCAGTTTGTTCCATTGTTCGCTCCAAGGCTTGAGCCACTCTTTTTTGATGTAGTCAAGAATCCCCTTAAAGAAGTTTTTAACATCGTCAAGCCACTTCTTGGCGCCATCAGTGATGCCTTTTCTTAAGTCGATATTGAAGATTTTCTCCCATGGTTTAACTTGCGTTGAATAAATAAATTCAAAAACATTTGCCCAGAATAGTTTCATCTCATCAAAGGCCCAGACCAGGAACCCCGCGATCGGCTCCCGGAAAAACACCACGCCCGCCACCAGGGCCGCGACGCCCAGCGCAATCCAGCCCACGGGGCCGGAGAACACCCCCACCAGCGCAGGGAGCAGGGTACCGGTGACCCAACCGAGGAATGGCATCATGGCGGCAATGGCCAGGCGGGAGAAGGGCGCCAGCGCACCGAGCCAACCGGAGATCGTCGCTCCGACTTTCAGCCCTGCGAACGCTGCGCCAAGGCGCCCGAGGCCAGGGATGGCCAGCGCTACCTCTCGCAGGATCGCCCCACCGAACGAGCCCACCTGCCGCAGGAGGCCTCCGAGGGCGCGGGCGACCTTGCCCAGCTCTGCCATAAACCCCGCGAACAGCCCCGGAGGAGGCGGCTTGACCTGCCCCATGCCACCGGCTGGGGGGAGAGCACGGGTGCCACCGCCAGGGAGGCCCTGCGCTGTGATGTCCCGCACGCGCACGGTTTTGATGGCCGCCGAGGCCCCCATCGCCGCGTCGATGATTTTTTTCAGCCCCCCGGCAACCTTCGACAGCGCACCGAGCACACCAATGGCGCCAAGTGCCTTCAGCAGGGCCACCATGACGCCAAGCTTCACCACCGCTTCCCGCACCTCAGGCGGCAGTGTTGCGAACGCTTTGATGATCGCATTCAGCGCCTCCATCAGCGGCACAATCAGCGGAATCACAACATCGCTGAGATTTTTGATGAGATCACCCACGGCTTGAGTGAACTTTGGATCACTCAGGAGCGTGATCATCCGCTCAAGAAGTGGAGTGAGTTTTGGCAGGAGGTCTTCCCCCAGCTTGGTTGTGAGGTTCTCGAAAGCTGTGTTGAACTCCCTCAACCTGGTCGCCGCTGGAATATCCAGCTTAGACATCCGCTCTAGTGCCTTATTCAGAATCTCTGGCGGAAGCAGTCCTTCCGACGCCATCTTCTTAAGATCGGCTCGGGTAACCTGCACTCTATTCATTATTCCCAGGATTATATCTTCATTTGCCTTTTTGTTCACCTGAATTTCTTTGTCGAGCTGTGCCTCAATCTCCCGCTGCCGCGCGTCGAGATCATCCCGCAGCTGCTTCTCCTCCATCCGCTGCTGGGCCGACAGCTCCCGCTCTCGCTCCTGCCGCTGGTCTCGAATCTGCCGCTGACGAATCGTCCCCTCGCGGTCAAAGGTTTCCTGCAGGGCGTCGAGTCTGGTTTGCTGCTCCTCGCTGATCGCCCGTTCGCGCTCGCGCTTCTCGTCCTCCAGTTGCTCCCGCAGCGCCTCCAACCGCTCAGGGCCAAGGTTCTCCTCCTCCAGCCGCTCACGGCGGTCGGCAATCTCACGATCCAGCGCCCGCCGCTGCTCATCAAACCGATCCTCAATGGCCTGCCGCTCGCCCCTTAGGCGCTTCTGGCGGGCCGTCTCCTCCGCACGGTCCGCATCTGTGTTCGCATCATCCGTGAGCTGGCGGATTCGGTCGTAGCGCTGCGCCAGCGCCAGCAGCTGCTCGTCCGTCTCGTCCTCCAGGATTTCTTTCCGCCTGCGCACCTCCTCTTTCATCGCCGCCGTTTGTCGCTGCTCCCCTTCCTTCACCGTCTTGGCCATTTCCTCGGCTTGCGCCCTTGTGATCAGCGTCAGGCCGCCGCTGGACCTGATGTCGTTGAAGGCGTTGACAATCTCAGCCCCCAGCCGGGGGATTCGCTCCATCAGCGAACGGAATTCATCGCCCTGCAGGTTGCCGGAGCCCATGGCCTGCCCCAGCTGGCGGAACGCCTCCTGCGCGTCCAGAGCCGACAGGCCAGACAACCGCACGGCCTTGTTGACGCCGATGAACATGGTCTCAATTTCCTGAGTTGTCATCCCCAGGGGGCGGAGCCGACCGTAGAGGTCTGCCACCGCCTTGGTTGCGTCGAGCTGGCCCAGGGTGAAGCGCTGCGCCGCGCGGTTTGCGATGTCAAAGACCTGTTGCGTTTCTCCGAGGGATCCCGCCAGCGACTCAACCCGCAGGTTCAATAGGTTGCTCTGCTCCCCCGCCTGAATCGCCCTTGCGCCATAAGCTGTCAGCCCGGCCACCAGCCCCGCGAACCCCAGCGCACGGCCAACCTGCCCCAGCGCCCGCATCGAGCCGTTGAGCCGGTCCACGCCCCCCCTGGCGTCATCTCCCGCGCGGCCAACCTTCCGCAGGTCATCGGCCAGGCCGCGAACACCCTGCTGGCCGGTCACCCTGGCAGCAACCCGCAGCATCGCATCGACATTCATCGCCATGGCTCACCTCCTCCGGGGTTTGGTTGGTTTCGGCTGGTTCTTCCGGATGTGATCGAGCACATCCGCCGCGATCACCCGGACCCCGGCTGTGGTGTCGAGCACAGAGATGGGCTCGTCTGCCGCCTCTGCCGCAAGCTGCTGAGCAAACCCCAGAACCACGCTCATGTTCAACGCGACGGGAACGCCCTCCATGCCAGCCGTGAGCCACTGGTCTGAGCACTGCAGCCAGACCAACACCGCCGGCAGGTTTTCCCGATGGATCAGCAAGTCGCCCCGCTCGTCACGGTCAAGGTCTGCAGCCTCCCGCCAACAGGGGCCAGCCGGTGCAGAGCCCGCCAGTGCCAGCAGCTGGGCACGCTGCTCCTGCAGGCTCTTGGCGGCGGCGTCTCCACCGTGCTGGCGGGCCTCCTGGATCATGGCCTCGGAGATCAGCTCGTCGGGTTGGGCTGTTCGGCGGTTGGCGGTGAGGTACTCACGGGCGAACGCTCTGAGTTTCCCATTGCTGCTCCCTTGTTGGCGATGACGTTGACATACTGCTGACAGATCGCCAGAGCAACGCCGGGGGTGGCAAGAAAGGCCGCGAGCAACTCTGGAGTGCAGTCCACACGGTGGCCGTCAGACACAACCCAGAGATCATCGCGATGATGGGGATTCACCCAGCCAAGAAACACCTGGCTGGCCAGCTCCTCGATGGTTCCATAGAGCCCAAACTCTGGGGAGGCCTCAAACTGCGCCTCCAGTGTCCGCAGGGTGCGGATGAAGGCATCAATGGCGGCATTGGTCGCCAGGGGCGTGAAAACGCCCATGATGCGACAGGTTTCGCCATCAACAACCGCCTCCACTTCCGCGTGGATTTGTTTCGCGGGGCGGGAAAGATTAAAGCCCATCAGTCGAATTTCAGAGAGAAAAAGTTGGTGCTGTTGACAGTATGCGAGATCAGAAGATCCATGCTGTCAAAAATCTCATTAGCGTTGTCCTCCTGACTTGGAGCGCTATAGGTAAAGCGTGGAATGCTGATTGTCTGCCGTCGCCCAGCTGCTGCATGGATCATCGTCAGGGCGTTCTCCACCTCAGTAGCGGCCAGCACGTAGGGGTTGAACTCCACCAGGGTGGTCCGTCGCACTGTGACCGACGCGCTGGGCTCGCGGGATGCAATGCGCACGCGCTGAACGCCGCCGGGGTTCGCGATACGCTCCAACTGGTTTCCGAAGTTCAGCGTGAAGGACGAGCACTCCCGCGAAACCGGCGTGCCAGTTGTGCCCAGGTTGAACGTCGCCGTGTTGACGGCATCCACCACCACATCCAGCGCACTGGTGGGATACGTGGGAGCAATGACGGCACCATCAGCGGGCGGCTGATAGATGCCTTCAAAAGTATAACGGAACAGCGGCAACTGGCCCGCTGCGTATGTGATCTCCGGATTCCCCACGGCACCGTAGAGGAAGAAATCACCACCGCCATGATGAACCTTGAAGTGGCCAAATCCTGTGGCCAGGTTCAGGTCGGAAGGGGTGTAGGTGTTGCTGGTGTTGGCCACCGTCGCCAACGTGGTGCCACAGGCCTGCAGGAGCCCAGAGATCGCCGGGGCAGTGCCAGCGGTGCCGGATGCGAGCGCGTAGGTGCTAAAGCTGAGCGTCCCGAACTTCGCCGCCATGGCGGGCTTGATCGTCCGCCCACCATTCGAATCGACTTGTTGCCGCTCCACCACCTCAGCCGCAAGGGCCGTCATCTCCAGGTCAAACACTGACAACGCCATCGCCCCGGTGAAGGTCGGTGGCGTCTCGCCGTAGGTTGTGCCCGGCTGGAAATAGAGCAGCCTCGAATCAGATTGTGCCATCAGATGCCTCCTCAGGGGTGGGGGTGGTTTCGGGGGCAGGGGGGAGGCTCAGCGGTGCCGAGCTGCCAGGGATCCAATCCCCGGCCTCTGGTGACCAGATCCACCCGCCAGGCACCCACTGGCTGGGCGCGGGCCGGGGGGGTTCCTCCAGTCGTTGGCGTCTGCTCATGGGGCAACCTGAGTCAAATCGAGTTGATACGTTCTGTACATGATATTCCAAAACAGATCTAAACGCCCGGCATCGCCGTCTACTTCGGGTTGTTTTTGGATGAACGTGACGCCCTGCACGCCAGGGAGAGCACGGGCACCAACCTGGTCGTGCATGACCGTATTGATTGCCTGCAGGATCGGGTCTGCCACAACATCGAGCGGATCGCCGGCAGCGACGACTCGGCAGTAGATCGACACCCGGAGCTGCATTGTCTGGGGCAGCGTGATTTGGTTGTCGCTGCTGGCAGTGGTCACCTCCTCTCTGACGTTGATCACTGCACCTGTGGTGGTCTCAGACTCGCCGATCGGCTGCGGGCGGTTCAGGTACGCGGCAGAGACGCCCGGCATGGCCGCAAACAAGGTGACCAGGCCGCGCTTGATCTGAAGACCAATCGATTCGGTCATCGCTGCCCCCTGCGGTCCTGCCAGGCCAGGCCCAGCAGGACGGTAGAAACGTTGGACCATGTGTCCCGTGCGTTCCCTGCCAGGGGGGAGCACGCCACACCACCGTGGTGGCCGGTGCAGCTGAGCCACTGCGCCGTGGGGATCAGAGCAGAGATCAGCAGCGCCACGCCTGCCAGAACCAGGAGGGGGGGGATGTGTGGGTTCATCGGTTGAGGTTATTTTGGTGCTCAAGACGGTTGATTCTCCAGCCTTGGGTGTTGTTCGTTTGTTTCATGACGCCCTGTTCAATACGAAGGTCGTTAATTTGTTCCTGCTGTTTGTTGTTGTCTAACGTATTTTGTTTCACTTCTTGTGATAGCTGCTCCAGTAGCCAGCCCATGCGCTGGTTGTTTGCCTGCCAGGATGTGGCCGCACCCGCAAGGCCTAGCACTGCTGCGAGCGTTACGCCGGTCAGCACAGCGTTGAAGAACCTCAGGAAGGCCGACACACGCGGGTCGTTCATCATCTCCATCGCCTTGGATGTAGGCTCGTCTGGAGCCTCTGGAGGCTGTCGCTGTGCCATCGCGGGGTTTCGGGGGATCATAGCAATAGCTAAATCATTGGAGGTGTATTTTTGTAGGGATGATCGGCGGGTAGATTGGCGGTTAAACCCCACTTGTGATGCAGGTATCCCTCAAATATTTCAGTATCAGAGAGAGAAAGGTAGCTTAGTATTACGATGATTTCGTTGATATCGCCAGGCCAAAAGGCTGTATTATTAGAGCCTCTAAAGCCAATATGCCTTAGAATTGTAGGATAGCGCGTGTTGATGCTCACATAGCCGTTGTTGGAGGTTGATTGAAAATCAGCGGAACCATTTAGCCTGCCCGCGTAGGCATTGTTGTTGGTTGTATATGCAGTGCTCGCAATGAATGGACTTAAGACATTGCCATTGGTTTTGCCGTATCCATAAACATCCGTGGCTATAGCACCATGGGCAATAGCAAGACTAGAAATTGTCTCATTTAGTAGGTTTCCAGTTATAGGGCCTGCTGCAAAAATAAATTCGGATGTTGTTGTAGATGGAGATGTGTAAAGCCCCCCACTAAGAAGAATTGTAGGACTTGTCGTGGGCGTTATTGTTGCATTATTTCTCGCAACTACAAAAATAGTATGCGCAGTTCCTAGGCTGAAATCTGCTTCGAGCGAGAGACCGTCGTTAATGCCATCATAGGTAATTGTATTCAGCCCATTTTGCCCTGCCAGTGTATAGGCTGGTCTGAAAGACGCCGTGGCTCGAGTTGCATTTCTGTTATTCCCGCTCTTGTCATTCCACTGGCTGGTCGCTCCGCTGATTGTTGTAACAGTTGCCGGATCCGCCGCATCCAGCCATAACGCCGTTGGAATGGCGGCAGGCGTCCACAGGGTTTTACCCTGTGCAACCGCCGCTAAAAACGCCACATCATTCAGCCCCAGCATTACTTCACCTCCACCGGCAGCCACTGGAGCGCTGATTCCACCTCCGCCGTTGACGGATCATCTGGCGCGTAGGTGCCATCCGCCAGGCGTGGTTGATCCCACACCCACCGCGAGCCATCGGGGCCGGTCCATTCGTGGCCACGCTGGGGAGTCTCAGGCCAGGCCCAGAACTGCTGAGGTCCCGCCAGCCCGGCCACAAACTCAGCAGGCAGGTCGAACTCTGTCGCCAGCATCTGCAGCTCTGTGACCAGCACGGGCGGGATCAATCCACCGCCACGCGCGGTCTGCCAGGCAGACAGAAACACACGAGAGTCTCCGTCAGAGGCCTTTCCCAGTCCGATGCTGAGCAGATCTTTCAACCTGGGGCTCGCTTCCCAGGCAGCTCGCAACAGTTGATCCACCGCAGGCGGCAGGGCAGCGGCAAACTCCAGCCAGCGAGGCGGATGTGTTGCCCGGTAGTAGGCCTCGGCCTCGGCGGCGGTCATCGTTACCACCTCCCATTGCTGAAGCCACAGGCCGCCCTGCTCGATCGGCTGCACCTCCAGGACCTTTTGCGTCGCCGGGTCGTAGCCATTTGGTTGCGGCTGGGGCTGCACGCGAAACACTTCGTAGTGCGCCAGTTCGAGGTTGCTCGGGTTGGAGCTGAACGAGCGGCTTGGCTCATCCTCGCGGAGCTGCTGCAGGCTGTAGGGCCAGCGGAGGGGGTTCAGTCGGATCAGATCGTTCATGGCTGAATAGCAATGGCAGCTACAACATCCGCGTTCGTCGTCCCGTGGCACTCGATCGACAATCGCGCGACCTTGTTCGCCGGAATACTGGCCGGCTTGGCAGAAACGAAGACCCAATCTGTGGGAAACGTGAGGGTTCGACTGCTGGCGCCAGGAATCAGCCTCAGGCCGGTCCTGCGCCCGTTTGCCAGGTTGCTGGTGGTCAGCTCCAGCGAGGCGGTCAGGGTGATCGTGGCCACCTGCCCATCCCGCGCTGCCAGATCCAGTGTCACGCTACTGGCATAGGTGATCGTGCCGAATCCAGTCGCCGGGGCCAGGCCTGCTGTAGACGGCGAAACAACGCTCGTCGATGCCGCACCGATCGCCGACCGCGCCGCAGCTGCATCAACCGCTCCCACCACCGCCCGGCCAACCGAGGAGCTGACGGTCAGCCACCACGCTGCAACCGCCTGCCGCCACCGCTCGGGTGACCACAGGCTAAACCCGGTCGAGCTGCCCGCCTCTGCATCCGCCTGGCTCACCCGGGGATCCTCCACCGGCCAAGGCAACACATGGATGGAACCCGTGCTCGCGTGCGCCCGCCCCACCGTCGCCACTTGCTGAGCATTGGCCGCTGGCCGTGTCGCGGTGACCGGGCCACCGCCGACGGGCACCCACAGGGCCGCTCCAGGCGTCAGGCCGGCAGTGTTCAACCCCGTGATCTCGCCCGCAATGGTCGCGTGGCCCTCGCCGTTGTTCGCCAGCGCCTCGGAGAGCACGAACAGCGCTGGCATTGTCGCCCCGCTTGCCGCGTCCGCTGCCACCACCTCCAGCGTGGTGGTGTTGCCCACCGTGCCTGTGATTCGCAGCGGTGTCCCGGCTGCCAGGGAGACACCCGACACGTTTTTGACGTGCGCGTAGACCGAGCCTGCAATGTTTCCGTGGATGTGGCTCGCCTGCAGGAGTCCGCTAACCGTGAGACCTGTGAGCGTCAGGGTGTCATCGGTGCCGATTCCGATGTAATCCCTGGCCCCGGCCTGATCCACCAGCGCCAGGAAGGCCCTGCCATAGTTCGTCTGCGCCGCCACGGCTGCCAGCGACGTCAGGTCAGCATCGAGCGGCTGGAACTGCCCTCCTGCCGTCTGCAGAATCCACGCTGACAGCGCACTGGCCGCCAGCCGCCGACCATCCACCCGCTGAGCCGTGCCCGTGCCGGTGCCCACCGCTTCACAGGTGAACAGCGTGCCGACAACCGCTCCGGATGGTGCTCCTGCTGTCTGCCAGTTCGTGGTCCCGATGCTGACGATTCGGTAGGACTGCCCCACCACCATGGCCGTGGCCGCAATGACGGCGCCCTGCTCCTGATCCACAATCAGGGCCTCAGTGCCGGTGAGGGCGCCCGCTGCAGGCTGGTTGCTGATCGAGCCGGGTCTTGCAGTCATGTCAGATCACCTCAATCGGGATTCCCGCAGGGGTTGTAAGGCCCAGCCCTGCTGGGGTGGTCAAGTAGAGAATGATCACAGGCTCTGGCGGCAGGGTGATCGGATCGCTGAGCGGAACTTCACACCATGTCCCGTCCTCAATCAGCTGAGGTTGATACTCAACCGTGAACGTTTGGCCATTTGCGACTAGCGTGTTGCCATAGGAAAAATCACCAGCTTCTGCTGTAAGTGCAGTCAAAAACCAGCGAAAGCTTATAGCCTCTTCACCCAAAAGAAACCGGCTTCTCCTTAAGAGAAAACCGGTCCCAGTGATTCCGTTGCATGTATACTCAACTCCACCCAAATGACGCTGGGCCGCCCGGTCAGCTGCTGCCGATAAGGTGGCCCAACCCATTAGCCTGGCACTCCGCTCAGTCGCACTTCGCAGCTCGTAGCCGCATCCGTGCAAGTTTTTGAGAAGATTCCCGCCAGGGTGTTGTTGGTGGAAACGGCAGTGAATTTCTTCGCCGTGTTGTCCCAATAAGCCTTGGCGCCTTGTGCGCCGCCAGTGCTGGCGCCTGTGTTCTTGGAGTGTGTGTAGGTGCCATCGAGCATAAAAGTGCCGATCGCGCCAGAGGCAAAATCGGCCACAGCGATGCCAACGATGGAGCCAATCAGCGCACCACCCCCCGACGAGACCGCATAAGGAGCGGTCAGAGGAAGTGAGGAATGACCTTCGTAGACAGCATTTTTCACGGTTTGACTCCTGGTGATGGTGAATTGTTTGGTTAGGTGCCGCTGGAGCGGTAGAAGGCGCGGTGGTCGCGAATGGCACAACCAAAATCAAGGCGGGCCATGATCTTGAGCCCGTCAGGATCGCGCGTTGTCTCACTGGTCACGTTGGGACCAGGCTCGTCTTCCAGGTAACCAAACATGATCCCAGGAATGCGATTTGGAGAGGCCACCAAATACCACTGGGTCGCCGAGCCATCAAGCCGTGGCTCAATGATTGGCTGCATCTTCCCGACATAAGGATGGACGCCGTTTGCGCCAGTCAAAGCCGAGGGCGCGTATCCGTTTGGATACAGGAATTGAAGGATCTCGTCTTCCAGATCAGTAGGACCCATCAGGAAAGCTGGCTCAAGGTTAATGGTGTTGCCTGCCAGGTCTTTCTGTTTCCTCATGGCTTTTTTGCCAGCGGAAATAGAAGGAATTGAGATTGAGCCAGTGCCTGTGTTGCTGTGCGAAGCATCAAACAGCGCCACATTATCCTCAGCGCTTACGGCGTTGCTTGAGATCAGGTTGTAGATCGTGTTGGACTCAAAGCGGCGGAAGCCTCGGCCAAACAACGGCAGCGCTTCTTCAAAGGCAGAGAGATCATCGTTGACGATCATCTCTCGCGACAGAAGAAGTTTTCGGGCGTAAGTATAAAGACGCCAGGAAGCGCGGCCTTCGGCCATGGTTGCTAGCTCATACTCGCCGCCTTCCTTTAACTCTTTAGGAATTAAATCAGCCGCGATTGAGTAAGATTTTGCCTCCTTAAAATCGGGCAGGTTTCGCTGTGTGGCAATTTGGCGCCAGGTGTGCGGTTCCTCCTCATACGCAGGCATGAGGGTCTTGTTGGCCGCATTTTCCAGCAACAACGGGAAGTCAGAGGTCGAATGAAGCGCCCACACAACGAGCTCAGTTTTGCTCCGACCTACCGGGTTGACACCGTGCATGTCCATCGACGCACGGATCAGGTCTAGCAGGTTGCAACCCCGGAACTGTCGGGCCTCCTCGGGCATTACAGAGCCAGGCTTCAGGCGGTGCTCCAAGCGGGCTTGAATGGCAGCCTTGACAGTGTCGCCCGAATCTCGGACAACCTTCAACCTGGCGGGATGGCCAGCGGTTGGCGCCAGGGCGTCGGAAACGGCGGCCTGTGCCTTGATGATCTCGATGGCAACTTGCGCCATGGGCTGGCCGCCGTCAATCAGCGCCTGCACCTTGTCCGGCGCCAGGCCAGCGTGTGCCGCAGCCGTGCGGATGTCATTTTCGCGACGGAGACGAGCCAGCTCAGACGATTCCACGCTGGCAGCAGGGGACGCAGGGACCGCCTGCACGGCTGGAGTAGCTGCCTGCACTCCGGTGACCGCAGTCGCGGAAAGCTCCGCCGGCTGGTTTGTGGCCGGTGCTTCCACGGCCTGGGTTTCCGGGTCCATTTCCTGTTGTTGTACTGTCGCCACTTTAGCCTGTATCCAGTATTTAAGTGTCTCTGGCGCTTCCCCAAGCCTCTGAATCAGCGATAAATCCACTCGCGGTGCTTCCGCTCGAATTTTGGCCGGGGCTGAGATCTCATCAATCAGACCAGCATCCAACGCCTGTTGAGCCGTAAACCATGTCCCGCTGCCTTTGTTGGCGCTCATCCACGCGCTCACCTCCGCGTCGGACCGCTTAGACCGCCTGACGTAGGCCTCTCGATAGCTTGCTGAGTATGCCTCCAACTGCTCCGCCTTGGTCCGCAGGCTGGCTGCATTGCCACTGACGCCTGACCATGGGTCGTGGATCATCATCAGGGCATTGCTGGGCATCAGAACACGATCCGCCGCCATGACCGGGAGGGTTCCGGCGCTGGCTACAACGCCGTCAATATGCGCCGTGATCTTGCCGCCATACCTTTGGAGCATGTTGTACATGGCCAGCCCCTGTGAAGCGTCTCCGCCATAGGAGAACACGTTGAGAGTCAGGTCACGCCCGCCTCCCTGCGTCAAATGCTCCCCCAGCTCTTGAACGGTAACGTCAAGGCCGATGTCGCCATAGAGAAAGATGTCAGACATTGCTAAGGCTCTGGCGCAGCAACTGTAGAAGATTCCTGGCGTTGTGCGCCAGCCGGGGCCTGAGCCGCCAGGTCCACTGACAGGGTCAGCCCCTTCGATCGTGCAGCGGCCAGGTCCTGACCCAGCTCTTCAAGGACCTGCTCCGGAATGAATCCGTAAGACCTGTGAACCTCAGACAGGCTCATAATCCCTGCTTGGATGGCTTCAATCAACGCCGGTATTTCTTTGGTTGGGTCCATCATTTCGCGCCGGGGTGGCGTGTGCGACCACTGAACCCGAGGGCCTTTAAGTAGACCCGCCATGCGGGCTAGTTCATCATGCCAACGGCAAACAGGAGACAACATTCCGGGATAGGTGATATTGCCGCGCAGATGCGCAACACGTCGCGAAAACTCAAGCCATCCCCCCCTCATGCTGCTGTAGTTCACATCAGAAAGATCACCTGTAAGCGCTTCGTAAGTGATCTCGTAAGCAGCTGCAACACCCTGCGCATAAACTTTATGGGTTGACTTAAAGTCGCCTGAGCCTGGGGGGGTAAACGCCTGGAATCCTTTTCCGGGCGGAAGCTGATAATTCATTCCCGGCTCTATACCCTCAAAGATTTCCTCCTGATTTGTTGAGCTTGGTTGGCCTTCGCTGTCTGTTGTAACACCAAAGAAGCAAGCAGAGATCTTATCTTTCATTTGTTGAGCTATTCTTGTATCTCCCATATCACGAAGTGTCAAGATAGCTGCAGTCCCAAAGGGGATACCCATTCTCGCGCCCGTGCGTAAGTCTTCAAAATGCAAGGCAATCTCGTCCTTTGGGACAAAGGTGCTTTGCAGCCTAATCCCAGTTCCCAGCATGGATTCGCCAGGGTGCTTGTCTCTGATCCAGTATCCTTGCAGCCTTCCCGCTTGGTCGTATTGCTGGCCAAAAATTATATCATAGCCATTGTCCTTGCTAAAGTCTAGCCAATCAGGCTCAAGCAACTGCACCTGAAGAGGAACCAGTCCGTAGCGTTCCAGTAGCTCTGGATAAACTCTACGCCTGATAAGCACAGCTCCGCGAACTGCAGTAGTCCTGGCGCCGCTTGCTTGGTTGCCGTACCAATTACGCTTCTCGTAAAAGTCTGACATTGGCTCATCGCACCATGATTGCCAGAGCTTGCTATAACGTTTTGCCGTGTTTGTTGGCGTTGACATAATACCATCACCAATCCAGCTGTTAACAATTACGCCTACAGCTTTTTTGGCATAACCATCATTGTCGACAAGATCTTGATGGCGCTTGACTAGCCAACTCCAAGCAGACCGCACGTCAACATTTGGTCCTCCAGAGCTTGCATACCAGCCAGAAGTTCTCCTAGAGTCTTTTGCGGCCTCAAAGACAGCCAAAGGCCTAGAAATGGCTTGAATTCTTGTTTTTTTGGGTTTTTTGCTCATTATATTCTCTTGGGAGTAAAGTAATGGCGTCTCAACTGTACATTCTGAGTTGGCTCAAGCTCTGCTGACATGCTTGCTTCAATTCTTCTCATCTCATCGAGTGATCTATAAACAAGCTCCCGACCATCGGAAAACTTGACGCGCTGCACGCCCTCAGCAATGGCCTGGCGCAGGTTGGCAAGATCTTGAGATGTGTAGGCCATGCCTGGATTCTACCGCGACAGCCAGTTTTTGCGATTGCTGGGGAGCCATGTGCTTTCGCGTGTCAGCTTGACTTGTCCGGCCTCTTGACGCGGACCAATCGTCGCCAGGGCCGCGGCCTCCAGCTGGTCCCACATCGTTGCCCGGTTGTAACGCCGTGCCACCAGCTCTCGCGCTGCGATTGCGTAACGTGTGCAGTCGCCCGCTTCGTCTCGATGACCTGCCGGCGGATCACCCCAGCGATAGAAGGTCTGAGCACCCTTGCGCACAGGCACGCGGCGCCAGGGAAACAGCTCTGCCAAAAACTGATCTGTAGAAATGGTGGCATTTCCCAAATGCAGATAGCCAGGGCCAGGGGTTGGCACGCGAAGGCGCGCTTGCAGGTGCTTGACGCTCTCCTGATAGCCGATCCAATGCACCTCTATTCCCTTTGCCACACGTCGGCCCTTGTAATCCACATCCGCTGCAAACGGTTTCCCCAGCAACGGCTTTCCATCCTGTGGAGCACCCCTGCAGGGTGACCAAAGGCCAGGCCCGGAAGAAAAATGCGAACGAATCGCGTGCATAGAGGCTTCGATGCCGCCCTCATCCTGAAGCCCGCGAGCCATCGTCAATCGAGCGCCATCCTCACGTAGCCACGTTGTTGACGCAATTTGGTCAAGTTGCGAGAGAATTTCGGGATCCTGCGGGTCACCCTCAACAACAAAATGGCCCAAGTGCCAGCCTTCCTCACCACGACCCCAACCCCAAATGGTCACCACGAGGCGCTGGCCAGCAGTTCCGCCGCCGCCTTGAGTGTCTCCGCCAGCAGTGATGAGCAGGACACCATTTGGAATGCGCCACTCTGGACGATCAGACGTAGGTCCATAGCCGTTACCATGCTCAGCCTGAAGCCTTCGACCTGCTAAGCCGTCTGCGCTGATTTGTGCCGCGAGAGTGTCTTGCCAAGGGATGCCTAAATCTGTGTTATGGAACGTCTGCATAGGATCTGTGTTTCCGAGCCGGAGCTGTTCAAGTGCGTTCTGATACCTGATAACCAACTCAGGCCACGCAGCTGCAGGGTGATAGCTCATTCCTGGACCGATCTGCTGCGAACGCCAGATAGGCACACCGTCGCGCAGGATTTGACGTGAACGGTCAAGGCCCAAAGGACAGGCCCAACCTGCGCGGGCATCCATCCAGCCTAGAAAACGATATTCAATAGGAGTCTTGCAGTTTTCACACTCGACTTTCCCAGCATTTTCACCCTCTTTAATAAATTGCGACCAGGCTAGTTGCTGATAATGGCAACAATGTGGACAAGGATAATATCTAAATTGTTGATCACCTTTTTTAAAGCATTGATCCATATAATCATTCGGAGAGACTGGAGTGCCGCCAATCGTAAAAAATGGATCCCAAAATGTGCCGGCACGTTGCAAAAAGCCGTCTATCGTATCCCCTTCTGGGCTGTCATAAGCTGCAGGCTCTTCAAAAAGTATCACATTACGTGCAACACGCCGAGCCGATCGTGGCGTTGCGGCATTGACAAGATGAATGATTGTTCCATTAGTTAATTGCTTAAAGTTGTAACTATTCCGAGCGTCATTTTTGGATTTTTTGTTGCTTAGCAGTCCGGCAAGCACTGGCACGCCTGTGTTTTCACGAAAGAGTGGGTCAATGTCTTCCTTGCTATAGGCTGCAACTTCCGAGTCTGTAGGTTGCACCACCATAATCTTAGACGGGCGCCAAAACGAGAAGAACTGTATAAGCTGTTTGATAAACTCGGACCATCCGACACGGGATGGTTTTTGGCATACCATGCAGACAACCTCAGGATCTGTTGCTGCCAAAAACCAATCGCGTTGGTAAGGTCTGTGTCTAAATTTTTGACTTCCATTTGCATCGTCAATAATGTAACCATATTTTTCGGCAAATTCAAGAGCAGTTATCTTCTCTTTAGGCTTGAGCAGACTTGCTAGTTTTCTGGCGATTTCTGCCTTGCTTCTTGTAATCATGCGTCTAGCTCCTCAAACGTCATTTCTGAGACTTTATCAAATACATCATCAATTCTTGCCTGAATTTTGTCAACCTCTTCCTGAGTTAAGTGCGGTATGTCTGTTCTGATTCGCCTAGATAATGAAGAAGCCTCGAGCATAAGATTAGTGAGGACCGCTGCTTGTGCCGCTTCAAAATCTTTTCGGTAGACCAGTTCCTTTTCTTTTTCCAGGCGGGTAAGCTCCAGCAGGTTCGCCTTCTCGAACTCTGAGCGGGCGCGGCTTTTGCCGTACTCGGGCAAGGCTGCATGCGTCGGCGTCGGCGCTGGCGACTTTGCTGGCTGCGGGCTTGGCGTCGCGGCTGGCGCGTTTTCTGCTTGTCCCCAGCTCAGGAGCTCCAGGCCATCGGCTTGCAGTGTTGGCGACTGCGTTGATTCCGAGACGGCGGCCGGCTGCCCTGGCTTGCGTTGGCGCCTGCTATTTGCTCTGTATTGGTTTAACCCTTTGTTTTTGTCGATTAAAGTCTTGCCGTTTTGCTCTACAACTGCCGTAATTAAAGCATTATTTATTGCTTGCTTGACAGCGCTGCGGCTGACGCCTGCCAGCCTGGCAAACTCGGCTTGAGTGATTAGCACTTATGTTGCCAGCAGGGTAATTTCTTTGATGACCTTTCGGCATCCGTCATAATCTCCCGTTGCCAGCATCTTTTGATAGAGGCTGCGGTAGGCCATAATTGCCCAGCCCTTGACGGCGTTAACGTCTGGATTGCCCGCCGCCGCAAGATGTGATTTTACGGAAGCCATAACTGCGTTGGCGTCTGCGTCGGGATAGTTTTGCTGCAGGGCCTCGCGTACTTGTTGCTCAGATGCGCCGGTCAGTAACCAATCGACCACGGCCAGTGCCGGCGGTGGCTTGCGCTGGATTGCGGCAGGGTCAGCCTTGGTCATTCCACCATGCCCCGATTTCTTTGCTGCTTAGATTGGCCACGCTTTTATCTTGCCGCTGCCAGATTTCATCCATCACGCCAGACAGGAACCGGCACAGCTCGGGATCGTGGCCAATCTGGAAGCTTTCAAGTCTGGGATTTTGATTTAGGTTCATGCTGCTGCGCAATGCAACTTGCCAATCATCGTTTGTGATTGTGCAGAATTTGGCGTGAGTCTTGGTTACCCTGATTGCGTTGCCGCCGAACTTGGCGCGGATTTCGGCCGCCAGCTGCGGACAGCGGCGCATGAAGGTGAGGTCCACAAGCCAGCGACAGGAACGAATGGCGCCACTGCGCAGCAGCTCCAGCATTCGCGACACGTCGCCATTGGCGGCTGTCCATGTGCTGATGGACAGGTCGGCGGGGCCGGTCTTGGCCAGGATGGCTTCAATCATGTCGGTCAGGCTGAACTGGCCTTTGGTCAGGCCAAACAGCTCCATGCCGTCGCGCTCCAGGCCGGCCACGGCTTCGGCCGCGCGATCGATTCGGCGCAGGTCGAGGATTTCACGCTTGGGGATCGGACGCTTGATCACTGATTGGCCGATTGCCGCTGGATCGGCGACCGGATCAGGTGGAGAGGCGAGCAGCGGGTTGGGCGAGCCTCCGATGGGCAGGGGCTCGGGCAGGGTAGGGGTCGACAGTTGGAGCTGCATGGCCGCCCGGTTGTTTAGTTAACACTGCCATCTTAACAGCTAAACAAGCCAGTCGCAGGCTGGAGTCTGAGCCGTTACCGGCCGAAACGCACTGGCTAAAAACTGCGAAGGCAGTTGAGAGCGGTTATCAACAGAAAAACTGGGGCTCGAAAGTAACCCTCGGCCTTTAGTCCCTGGAAGGACCCAAAAATATAAATTTATATTTAACATTGATTCAGAAATAATAATATCAAAAAGATTTTTTTGTCAATTATTTTTTATCGGTAACATTCTTTTTTATTTGTATTTACCACTTGTTCTTCTTTTTAGTTCACGTTCAACTCCCTGGACAAAGGATATATTAAATTGCTTCTTAAACTCTTCCATGGCTACAGTTTCAATAGGGAATCGTCTCTCGTATGATGCGTTGTTTGTTAGATATAAGACGGGGGCAAAACCTCTTTTATTTTTGCCAGTTCTCTTTGCGATGAATGCAGGCTCACCTATGCCGTATCTATTCACAATTCTGTTACCTTTCATGTGCATAACAAAGTAGTCGGAGAAAGGCTTCTTTCTGCTTTTCCGCTTGCCTTTCTTTTTTTGGCTTAGCGTATCCTTTGCAATTCTTAGGTCTTCTACAGTCTGGATTCTGTTCACAATAGCTTTTAGGGTTGCACCTGAAACGTTTCCGTTTGTTGTCCTGAGTTGCTTCTCATTTGGAATTAGCCTTTGTTTTCTATCGATTAGGCCTTTTTGTATAAGAGTTTTCTCAGTTGACTTAGCTGGCCTTCTGGTCATCCCACGGGCGCCGGTCGTCATGTATTCCCCAGCAGGGACGCCAGAGGAGCCACGTGAGCCGAGCTGATCGGTGAACCGGCCACGACCCAGGGTGAAGCCGACCTGCACCCTGAGTTCGCGTGGTGTGGCTTTGGAGGATATGAGGCCGCGTTGAGTCCAGCGGTTGGGGCCGCCTTCGATTTTGGGAAAGATTTCGCGCTGAATGGCCTTGCGAGCGCTGCGTGCTGCGGCGGTGAGGGACTGAGCAGTGATCCAGTCCGATTGGCCCATGAGGGCTGCGAGGCGAGCGGAGGCCTGATCCACGCCTGAGGCATCAACGACGAAATGGATTTGCGGCATGCAGAGCCAGGGAGGGGGAAGCGTTACCGACCTTGCCGACCTTACCAACCTTTTCCGAAGACTTAGCCGAAAGGAGCTTGACCCCCCTTCTCCACACCCTTCTATTACTATCTCCATTTTAGGTTGGTAGGTTGGTATAGGTTGGTAAAAGCCTTGCAGCGCAAGGGTTTTCAATTCCGCCGAGGTTGGTAAGAGGTTGGTAAGAGGTTGGTAATCGATGCCGCAAAAAGGCGCACCCCTCGGGTCTCGGGCGACGCATAACCAACCTCAGGGGCTGAATTACCAACCTCAAGGCCTTGGATTACCAACCTCAGGCCTGTCGAACGAAGACCCGGCGAAGGCTGCCGTCGATCATGCGCCGAGAGGATGTCCACCGCAGTTCGCGCATGATGGAGGCGATCTGCATCTGATCCGCACGTGTCTGGCGTTCTACGGGCTTCTGGATGGCTTCACTGAGGAGCAGCTCAGAGGTGATGTCGCGGCCATGGTTGGCAGGAACCCGGAGCCAAGCCTGGATCGGCTCCCGCCAAGGGTTGACGACCTGATAGGCCTGGTTCTCGCTGTTCACCTGAAGAGAGAGCTCCAGAGGCAGGTAGTTGAGATCGCCGGCTCTGTAGGCGTGGACAGCGGCGGACCAGATGGCATCACGTTCTGCCGCAAGAGTGCCGGTATCGATGGGCTCCGCTTCATTCCTGGTTACGGGAATGACCCAGAAGCGGCGGTTGCCGGTGTCATCGACAAGGAAGCCCTCGGTCCGGTTTGTGGAGCCGACGATGATGCCGCGCCTGGGGTGAGGCTCGACTGCCCTGCCGTAGGGCACGCGGAAGTCATCCCGTTGGGTGGTGAGGAAGCTCTTGACTTGGCCAGCGTGGCGGCGGCCGGTGACATGATCCAGCTCCGCCCATTCCATGATCCAGGAACGGTGGAGTTTCAAAAGGTCGTCCTTGCTGCTGAGGTCGCCGAGGGAATCGGAAAAGAAATGTCCGCCAAGGACTGACCAGAAGGAGGATTTCCGTCCACCTTGCTCACCGGAGAGGATGCAGGTTGTGTCGTGCTTCGCCCCAGGTTCAAAGGCCCTCATGACGGCGCCGATGAGGGTGCAACGGATCATGTGGTCGTAGAGGGTGGGCGCATCGTGTGTGGTGTCTTCCGGGCGAAGGTAGGCGGTTGAAATGCCGCCGATATAGGCAGGTTGAACGGTGGCCGCGACGTGTTCGAGGTAGAGAGTGACGGGGTCGTAGGGGAACTGACGAGCGACCTTGACAAGAGCATCAAGGGCAAGGTCTTTTGAAACTTTGTAGCCCTGCTCAGCAAGGGTGAGGTAGAAGAGCTCAGCGTTTTCAACGGCATCGCCATCAATCTCAACCTGCTGGTGGAAGGTGTTCCAGCGGATGCGTCGCCCGCCTTGCGCCTGATGGCGGAGCATGTGTAGGAGCTCGGACGCCTCAAGCTTTTGGGGTTTGGAGAGGGAAGGGGTGTAGGGCTGAGGCTCTGAGTTGTCAACTGCTGGTTGATCACCGGCGGAAATAGGCAGGACAGGCCTTGTTGAGCGAGTGTGAAAGCGCAGGCGAGCGAGAAGCTTCTGCTCTGGGGTGGAGGGAATGCAGGTGAGGTCTTCGGCGCCGTCAAAGCGCCGCCAGGCCTTGCGGTCATCAAAGTCGCGGGCCTTGCTGCTGGCTGCCTGGATGTGCTGGGCGAAGGCGTCCTTGGCAGTGAGAGCTGGCGTGTGACCTTGAGCACGGATCCAGGCTTCGGTGCCGAGGAGGTCGCGTGCGAGGGCCAGCTGGTCATCGTTCCATGCGCCAGGGGTGCCACCGGACTCGATGAGCTCGCGGGAGGCGCGTGAGACGAAGTCAAGGAGGGGGAGAGTAGCCGCTGGCTGGGCCAACAAGGGGGCAGGGTCCGCCTCCTGCTCCTGAGTCAGGAGACGGAGCAGAGCTGCGGGCGCTTCAGCGAGGGGCAGATCGCCGGGGCCTCGTTTGGGCAGCCAGCGGTAGCCGGTGGTGTCCGGGTGGGATCCGAGGACCACGGAGTAGTGACCAGCCCAGCGGAGGTCGATCTGCTCCGCTTTGCCATCGGCGCCGAGGATTTTCGATGGTTTGCCCGTGGTGGGATCAGGCTGGCCGGTGTGCCAGAAACGGCGATTGCGAAGGGCCGGCCAATGCGCCTCTGGGACCTGATAGATCAGCTGGAACCGGCCATCCCGACCAGATGTGATCGCCCATGTGGGGGGCAGAGACCGGAGGGGGATGCCGAGGCGTTCAAGCTGATGGGTGGCTGTGACGCCGTCATGATCCACAAACAGGATGCCCCCGGAGGCGGGGCCGCCCTGAACGCCAACGGCATGAGCGCGGCCTGCTGTGATTTCTTGGGCGACTTGATCCTTTGTGAGGGGTGTTTGCTGCCAGTGTTTTTGATAGGCGCGCTTGCTGCCGTCAACAGCAACGAGAGCCCAGTGATCTGGGAGAGCATGGAGCTGCTGGAGGAGCGACATCAGCGGCCATTGGCGGTCTCTTGGTTCATTGCGGCGATGACGCAGCGCCGAACGACTTCAGGGATGCCTGAGTTTCTGAGGCGAACACCATCAGGTGGGCATTGAGCACGGAGCCACTGCGCCTGTTCTGGTGTGAAGACGACGTGAACGCGAAGCAAGGCTAGGGGGCAGAGTTCCGGCAACCGTAACACATGGCGACCCATGGCGACCCACGAAGGGATAAGATCGATCGATCCCCCGCGAGGCACTGAGCCCCATGGACCCCACCGAGCCGACCTTCACCCCGGTGCAACCGCCTGACCAGCAGTCCCAGACCTTGACTGCCCTTCGTGCTGCCGCAGCGCTGGAGCTGCTGCCGGGCTGGCACAGCGTCGCCGATGCGCGGGGGTTGCACGGTTTGGGCCAGCTGGTGTCAGATCTGTTCACACGGAGCTGGGAGTCCGTGGTGGCAGACGCGCGAAAGACGAACAACCCGACAGTTGGCGTGTCGCTTTCAACCATGAATATGGATAAAGCGACACGCCAGCCGTGGAGTTGTTTGATGGTTAAGATCCCCGCCGGCCGCTTCCTCATGGGCTCCCCCCCGGGGGAGGCGGGGAGGGATGACGACGAAGGCCCTCAGCATCAGGTGAACTTGCAAGCTTTCCTGATGAGTCGCAACCTGATCACCCAGGCCCAGTGGCGGGCTGTTGCGCAGTGGGAGCGAAAGGAGTGCGAGGAGGAGCTGAATCCCGATCCGTTGGTTGGCTTGCCTGAGCGGTTCCGGGGCGACGGCAAGCCGGTTGTCAATGTCAGCTGGAACGAGGCAATGGCCTTCTGCCGCAGGTTGCAGTTGCGCACCGGGGAGCATTACACCTTGCCGAGCGAAGCGCAATGGGAATACGCCTGCCGCGCGGGCACGACGACGCCATTTCACTTTGGCGCGACGATCAGCAGCGACCTGGCGAACACCTATGCCTACGGTGCCAAGGATGAGGATCGGGGGCAAACCACACCCGTGGGGATGTTCCCGGCCAACGCCTGGGGTCTGCGGGACATGCACGGGAACGTGTGGGAATGGTGCCTGGATCATTGGCACGACAGCTACGAGGGAGCCCCCACGGATGGGAGGGCTTGGGTGGATGGGGAAGGCTTGGATGGTGAACAGAGCGGTAAGGAAAGGCTGCTGCGCGGCGGTTCTTGGATGTCCCTACTTCAGGACGGCCGCTCGGCTTGCCGCCTCAGGAAACTCCCGTTCGCTCGCGGCCCCGGCGGTGGTTTCCGCGTCTGCTGTCCGGTGTAGGCTGCCCACGGAGCTTGTGCTCTGCGATGTGGGTTAAAGGGGGGGCGGCTGTCCATGGTCGCCCCCTTCTTTTTTGCGTCAGCGCTGCTGGGCCATAGCCTGATCGATTAGCTCACGGATGATCTCTGATGCCGGGATCAGTGGTTTCCAGGGCTGGCCGGGCTTCTGCTGTCGCCTGAGCCATTCCAGCTGGTGTGAGTAGAGGTAAACCCCGATTCGGTTGAGATCAGACATGGGCGGCCGCGCGGTTCGCAGATGCTAGCGCCATAGTGTCTCCACCACAGCCCCATCATGGTGCTACGGTGGTCACGACCCACGGAGAGTGCCATGAGCCTCGAAGAGCCAACCCTGCCAACGATCCACCTAAATGGCACAAGTGCCGGGGATTTGTATGAACAATACAGAACTCTACGCGCGGCAATCAATGCCGCCAGAGATTGCCTATTTAATGCCACGTGCAACCCAAGGGACTTTTACCCTCAAGGTCCGGAAGCTTTTTGGAAAGCGCAAAGTGAGCGCTGGCAAGTTGCTAATAATTTAACCGATCTTGCGGACTTTGCCCATGCGTGGGAGGAGCACGCCCGATCTCAGATTTGGGAAGCTCCCCCAGCGCTGGTGCCAGCCGTCAAGCGCCCGCCACCAGAGCAAGAGCTTTTGTTGCGGATATATCTCTTGTTGAAAGAGTATGATGCCGAGATTGATTCTTATCTCGACACATGGTGTATTGTAATTGGAGACGCGGTAAGTGAGAAAATTAACTCTACCCATGACTTGCGTAAGGTTTTAATCAATTACGGCCTACTCCCAAGCGATGATCCAGCGGGCCTCTAGTCATGAGCGACAACCACCCAGGCCCCTTCCCTTTAACCGTATCTATGGGCTGTCTTTCGCTGCCTATAGAGAGGCAACTCTATATGCAGTCCCTTAAGCTTAATTTATCGCCATATGAAAGAGATGCGTTACAACAAGATGCAGACGAAGTTTCAAGATTATATGCGCGGGGAGTTTTATCTGAATCAGAGAAAAAAAACGCACATCGTCGAATTATTAAGACCATCAAAAAACACCTAAAACTACACACCACACAGGAGGCCCAGCCGTGAGCGACTTTCCAGACATCCGCCAGGGGATCCAATCGCTCGTCGTTGGCTTTCAGCGAGTGGGCCTCGTTGCTCAGAAGGCAGGAGACAACATGGTCAAGGCCTTTGCTGCCTTCGCTCAGGAAGCGCAGGCTGCCGAGCGCAGAGACAAGGGGAGGGACCATGCGCAAGTGCAGGCTTTTCGCCGGTTTATTGACGGGAGGTAAACATGAAGCGGAGGCCAAACATTAAGCCAACACCAGAAGACATACACTTTATTTTAACCTCAGATTTATCACAATCAGAAATCAGAAGGATTATAGGATGTGGCCGTCAGTTTGTGGCGGATGTACTAAAAGGCAAAATTTACGCTGACTTGCATCCAGAATTGCCCCGCAATCGTCCGCGAACTGTAAAGCCAAAAACATGTCTTGACTGCAATCATTACACAACCCACTGCACGATGCGATTCCCGGAATACGAATTGATTGGACTGCGAGCGGCTACATCATGCGAAGCATTTGCGTCGGAGAGATATGTTGAACCGCGAAAAACTAACGCGCCAGAATCTACTTATCATTCAAACCCCTTGCGGTGCAAGGGTTCTAGCCCTGTAGTACATCCGCTCACCGCTGACTGTGACTGAATGTAACGACCAACTGTCACACCCCTGTGAAAAACGACTTTTCCACAAGTACGGCTGTATCGTTTTGCTCAAACCCCTTGCGCCGCAGTGTGTTTCAGGGATTCCGTGAAAAGCCTTGCGCTGCAACCGATCTCAAGGATTAGCCTTAATGCAAGCCATTCTCATCAGCCGAAACTCCTTGCGGTGCAGTCGATCTCAGCAATCCGCCAAACGCTCAGGCCAAAAAGTCGTTTTTGTATAATAGTGATACCAAAACGCCGCCGCCTTGTGCCACTTTTCACGGTTTAGGTGTGCCAGTAGTGTGCCAGTTCCTGCTTATGGTGCCACTTTTTAATTGGCACAAGCAGCCGAAACCCGTTGCGCCGCAAGGGTTCTGGCCAAGCTGGTACAGGCGTGCTGATCCCTGTGGTGTGACGTTCTGGCGCACACTGTGATCACCCCACGCACCACACACCCATGGGCCTCATGCACGACACGCTCCGCGCCACGCTCCGCGAACTGGCGGAGTCGGACACCCGCCTCTACCGGGGCCTGGCCGCCGAGCTCGGCACCACGCCAGCGCTGCCCGATGCCACCCGCATCGAGGACGCCATCCGCCTCCTGCGGGCGCACGGCTACACGGTCACCCCACCACGCGGGTGACCACCCCCACCCCTCCACACGCCACCCCTCCACACCGCCATGGACCGCACCACCGCCGCTCTCTCTGAACTCGCCACCGCCGAGGCCGCACTGTTCCGCCTCCGCTGCCACCTCAATTCCATGGAGGCCGCAGGCGCACGCATGGGCCGTCAGATCGAGTCCTGCCATGCGGCGGCAGGAGACGCCCGCGCACTGCTGGAGGAGGCCAGCCAGTAGGCGCCCCACGAGCCCCCCGCACGCCTCAGAGGCGCTCCGTCAACCCCTCCACCGTCACCCCCACACCGCCATGGAACAAATCATTCTCCTTGACATCGGTAGTGATCAACTCCACATGTTTTGTACGCATTGTTTGCAGTGCCGACCGTTGACTTGTTCTTCTTTTGAGTATTACGAGGTCGAGAAGGCGTTGGATGAAATGAGAATTGAGCACAAGGACTGTCCTGCTACGCCTCAGTGCCTCATCCTGGGCCAGCTCGTCGTTGGTCGCATTGAGAAGCGCCGCCCTGGCACGCCATGACCACCAGCACCGAGCGGATGCGGCGCCTGCGAGCTCGACGCCGCGGCCAGGCGGATCCAGGCGGGCCAGCGCGTTGCTTGGTGTGTGGCAGTCAGGTGCGGTCGCGTTGGACGGCGCCGTGGTGCTCGCAGTGCTGGCAGGGGACGGAGGAGGGGCGGGAGGTGAATCGCGAGCGGATGCGTCGGAAGCGGAGGGCGGCACGTGACGGAATGTGAACTGTCGGGCAGGGTGCTGACAGCCGTGTCCGGCTTGGGTTACATTGTGGGGACAGGAGCCGAAAGGTTCCGCCCCCACCCACTCGCCAGCCATGCCCGCCGAAACAACTCTCAGCCTGCCCATTGGCACCATGCTCTTGGCAAATGATGGCTTTTGCCCAGAGCTGGGTCAAATTTGCGACATTGAAAATACGCGCTGGGGACAGCATTATGTTGCTGTCATGGCCGATGGATCATTTCGCGCAGTTCATTCACTTTTAGACAAGTGTGACGATCGAATTGGCTGGTCCGTTGCGTCACCCGAGTGGATTGCCCGCCTGTCCTGAGCACCCCCTGGCCCGCCGGAGCCTATCCGGCAACAACTCATTCTCTCCCTTATGACCTCCACCGCCTGGCAGCCCCACCCTGAGTCGCCCACCGCCTGGGCCGTGTTCGACGACTGGGGAACCTGCATTGCTGCGGTTGCCCCCCAGCCGGATGCTGACGGCTACTGGCAGGGCGTCATTCGCCCAAGGCCTGACCAGGGCTATGAAGGCGTTCGAATTGACCACTGCCCCAGCAAAGAGCAAGCAATGGGAGTCGTCGCCCGTGAGCTGCAGATCCACTGGCCGGAGGTGGTCAGAGCGTGACCCGCCAGTCCAGCCGGGAGAAGGTGGCCCGCTACCGTCAGCGCCTGCGCCGGGTGGGAGAGCTGCCGCTGCCACGGTGCGAGCGGTGCGGTCGCGCGGTGCGCGGCACCCGAACTCTGCCGTGGTGTTTCGCGTGCTGGCAGCGCACGCCAGCCGGGAAAGCTGCGGAGGCAGAGCGGAAGCGCCGGGCCCGGAACCGTGACAGATCGTGAACAGACCCCTCCCCTGGTGGTCATGGCGTCCGGCTTGGGTTACATTGTGGGGACAGGAGCCGAGAGGTTCCGCCCCCCACCCACTCGCACCATGGAACCGCTCAACTTCTCCGAATCCACCGAGGACGATCTTATTGAGGCTCAGAATTCCTCCCTTGAGATTGTCAATGCGATCAGAGATCTACAAGGCACTGAGCTCTGGAAGTTGCTCCCGATTGCGACGCGCCGCCTGGTCTGCGGCACGCACGCCCACCTCTGCGTGCTGTCCGACACGATCAATGATGTGCTTTGAGCCGGTCCCGCCCCTGGCGGATCAGCTCTTCGATCGCCCGCGCACGATGCCCCTGCTTGCCGGTTCTGGCGGGGGTTTTGACGATCTCCTGCCAGTGGTCGTCAAGCCATTGCAGGAGATCAGCCGGGAGCCTGATGTTGATCTGATCGGTTTTCAAGTAATGCCTGCCACATCTCCTCAAGAGTCTATGGTAGGATGCCCTTTATCTGAACAATTCTTATGTTGAAGTCTGATCGCTGGATTCGCGAGCAAGCCGCCGCTGGCATGATCTACCCGTTTGAACCGTGGCTTGTGCGGGAAGTGGATTACAGGCACCCACTCGGCTTGCAGCCCCCATACAGGGTGCTCTCCTACGGCTGCTCCAGTTATGGCTATGACATCCGCCTGTCGCCCAAGGAGTTCAAGATTTTTCGCCGAATCCCTGGGACTGTAATAAACCCCAAAAACTTCAGTGATGAAAACCTGGAGACTGTGCGGCTGCACAAAGATATTGATGGACAATTCTTTATCCTCCCAGCTCACAGCTATGGCCTAGGTGTTGCACTGGAGTGCATAAAAATCCCAAGCAACATTACTTGTCTCTTTATCGGAAAATCGACTTACGCTCGCTGTGGCGTCATTGCCAACCTCACGCCAGGGGAAGCCGGATGGCAAGGCCACCTCACTCTGGAGCTGTCCAACTCTTCCAATAGTGACTGCCGGATCTATGCCTGCGAAGGCATCGTGCAAGCGTTGTTCTTCGAGGGGGAGCCGTGCGAGACCACCTATGAGGATCGCCAGGGGAAATATCAAAACCAGGCCCAGGTTGTGGTGACGGCTCGTGTCTGATCTGACAACCGTCTGCGGTCGCCTGACCAATGCCCTGGAGGAGCGCTACATATATCAAGCTCCCTTTTGCCCTGCGGAAGAATGGATGGAGCTCCTCGCCCGTGCCGCGCTCGAACACCTCGCGGCAGAGCTTCAGATCCTGGATCCTGCCACCACGGCAGAGGCCATCGCCGCCTTGTTCAAGAACGAGTCCCAGGAGGTGGCCACTCTTCACCCCCCGGCGCTGCGCCGCCCGGACCCGCCAGGGGAGGCCTGATGTGGGGTTGTTCCCGGATCAGCTGGAGGCTCTCAAGCGGGTGGATCAGGCGTTTGCCGATGGCTTCCGGGCGCCCGTGCTGGTGGCGCCCACCGGCTGGGGAAAGACGTTTGTCTCAGCTGAGATCATCCGCCGCCGGATTGCGCAGGGCCAGGCGGTCTGGTTCCTCGCTCACCTGGACTCGCTGCTGGATGCAACCGCCGCCCGACTGGAGGAGGCCCAGATAGCGTTCAGCTGGATCTGGGGGAGCATGCCCACTCGCCCGGCCCATGTTCACATTGTGAGCGTCGCCACGGCTGCCCGGCGCCTAAATCGGTTGGTGCCGCCTGATCTGGTGATCATTGACGAGTGTGACCTGGCGGTGGCGCCCACCTATCAGCGCGTGCTTGATGCCTTGGATCGCCCGCTAATGCTTGGCATCACCGCAACGCCCATCCGGGCGGACGGTCGCCCGATGACGGATGGCGGGTTCGACTGCCTGATCCCGACATCGGACACGGTGGACCTGATCGAGGCCGGTCGGCTCACCCGGGTGAGGTTGTTTTCGTTCCCGCCCCCCGCAGAGCTGCTGGCTGTTCGTCGCCGGGGGGATGACATTGACCAGGTGGCGGCTGGTGATGTGATGTCGCGCCCAATGATCCTCGGGGATTCGCTGGAACACTGGAGGCGCCTGTGCATCGAGCCGGACGGGAGGATCCGCCCGACAGGTGCATTCTGCTCTGGGGTGGCGGCTGCGGAGCGGCTGGCCGAGCGGTGGCGGGAGGCCGGCTACCGAGCCGTGGCAATTTCTGGTGACAGCTCCAGGGGAGAGCGTCGCGCGGCGCAGGATGGCCTCAACGGCGGCCTGCTTGATCTGGTTGCCACGGCTGACATGTGGTTGGCGGGAGTTGACATTTCGGAGATGGCTGCAATCCTCTGCGAGCGGCGAACGATCTCCCTGCGGGTGTGGCTTCAGATGTGCGGGAGAGGGATGAGGAAGGCCCAGAACTGGCCTGACTGCCTGATCTTGGATCATGTGGGCAACACTCGCCGGGAGGGGTTGGGGAGCCCACTGGTCAGGCGGATGCACTTGTGGGACCTGGACGCTGGCCGCCAGAAGCGGGCGCTGGCGCGGGTGGCAGCCGTGCCGGTGTGTCAACGGTGCTACAGCTCCGATGTCGTCCGGGGGGTGTGCCAGGAGTGCAGCCACCATCAGGAGGTGAGGACGCCTCTGGGGGTGACGGTAATTCCGGGGGAACTGATCGAGCTGGATCCGCGGGAGGCCATCCGCCAGCAGGTGGAGGCGGAGAAGCTGGCCGCCCAGAAGGCTCGGGAGAAGGAGGAGCGGGCGTGCAAGACCCTGCAAGAGTTGATCGCCTTGGGCCAGCGTAGGGGTTATCAGTCTCCGGAGGGTTGGGCTCGGATGAAAATCAGCCTGAGGCAGAGGTGGCGGAGCAGGGCGCCGCGTGCTCGTGTGGTGGGGGCAGGACTGTGACAAGCCACACACTGCACCTGGGCGACTGCCTGGAAGTGTTGCGCACCATGCCGGAGTGCAGCGTTGATGCGGTGGTGACCGATCCGCCCTACGGGCTGGCCTTCATGGGCAAGAAGTGGGATTACGACGTGCCCAGCGTGGAGGTGTGGGCCGAGTGCCTGCGAGTGCTCAAGCCTGGCGGCCATCTGCTGGCGTTTGCCGGGACCAGGACGCAGCATCGAATGGCGGTTCGGATTGAGGACGCGGGCTTTGAGATCAGGGACATGATCGCCTGGGTTTATGGGTCGGGATTTCCGAAGTCGTTGGATGTGTCGAAGGCGATCGACAAGGCGGCGGGGGCGGAGCGGGAGGTGGTGGGATTTGACCCAACCTGTAGGCTGGCCATGAACCAGAACATGAACGATGACGGGTGGCAAAGGATTGGGCAACAAGGTGCAGCCATCACCGCCCCCGCCACCCCCGAAGCCCAGCAGTGGGCCGGCTGGGGCACGGCGATTAAACCATCATTTGAGCCCGTGACGGTTGCCCGTAAACCTTTGGGCGGGCGGACTGTGGCGGCAAACGTTCTGGAGTTTGGCACCGGGGCTATTAACGTGGATGCCTGTAGAATTAAGCCATCAATCGCGCCAGGGGGGCGTGAATGGGAAGAACAAAGGAACCGCGCCTTTTTGTCTGCCGCTATTGCGGCGCTAAGCGACAAACTCACAGAACTGGAGCACTGCCTGTCTATTGCGGTCGAGGCTGCAGGGCCGACGACGAGCGCAAAGGCCGCCAGTCCCCAACCCGCTACCTGCAGGCCGGTTACTGGATGCTGCGATGGAACGAAGACGGGAAGTACGTCTACCAGTTCGAGCACAGGCGAGTTTGGGAGGATGCCAACGGCACAATCCCTGACGGACATTGCATCCATCATCGAAACGGCATCAAGACAGACAATCGACTGGGCAACTTGGAACTCATGCCAGTGCCCGAGCACATCAGCCATCACAAGCGCAAGTATCACAGCCGCGCTGAAGAGCTTGAGGCTCGCCGCATCCAACAGCAGCAGTGCCGGGACCGCCGGAAGATGGCCTAGCAATTTGATCCACGACGGCAGCGACGAGGTGGTGGAGTTGTTTCCGGTGACCACCAGCGGGGGCGGAGAGAACGCGGGCGCCAATATGCGCAAAGGCCTTCGCGGCAATGACGCACCGCACCGCACCCCGAACACTGTGGCGCCGAGTTCCGGCAGCGCCGCCCGCTTCTTCTACACCGCCAAGGCCACCAAGGCCGAGCGCCAAGGCGTCACGCACCCCACCGTCAAGCCCCTCGACCTGATGGCCTACCTCTGCCGGCTGGTCACCCCTCCTGGCG